TGGCGGAAGAATCTGATGAGGCATACCGCCAACGCATCCTGCTTGCCCCCGAAAGCTTTAGCGTTGCAGGCCCTGTCGGAGCTTATGAGTATTTTGCCCGCCGTGTCAGCCCTGCTATTTGCGACGTACATGTGGGCAATTTAACGGGGTCTGACGGCCTGCCGATAGGGGGGCAAGTAAGGGTAACGTTATTAACCAAAAACGGATTGCCGTCTTCGGAGCTGGTGAGCGAGGTGCAAAGTTTTTTGTCCGGCGAGCGCGTCCGTCCGCTTTGCGACACGGTAACCGTAACTGCTCCGGCAGCAATCGACTATACGCTGGACGCAGAGCTGGTTTTGTATACCGGGGTTAATGCTGCCGAGGTTTTGGCGGCAGCAAAACAAGCATGGGCGGAGTATGAAGTAACGCGCCGCGAAAAATTGGGCTTGGATATTGTGCCTTTGGATATCCAAACGGTTTTAAAAGTCGCCGGCGTTTACAACGTAGTCCTTAAAAAACCGACCCTAACCGTTGTCAAGCCAGACCAATGGGCAAGATGTACGTCCGTCAATATCCGAGCGTCGTCTGAGACGGCGGAGGGGTAGCAATGACAACACTGAGTTATGCCTCCGTTATCGAGCGCGATCAACGTTATCGGATGCTGGCCGATTTGGGCTTGAGGATGAGCGACATTGACGCGGTCAAGCTGATGCCGCGTTTGACTGAGCTGGTCGCGCCCGAACATTTGGAACTGTTGGCGGAGAGTCGAAGCATATTGGGCGAGGACGGCTATTGGCTTGCCGAGAGCGACGAAACCCGCCGCAAACTCATCAAGGGTGCCTACCAGCTCCACAGGTACAAAGGCACACCCTGGGCAATACGCGAGATTGTGCGCCGACTCGGGTTCGGCGAAGTGGAAATTATCGAAGGGCTTAGTAATAAAAAGCACAACGGCGAAATTCACCGCGACGGTAGTTATACACACGGGCATACAGACCGTTGGGCGCATTACCGCATCATTATGACCAATACCATCACCAACGATCAGGCAGCCTTGCTGAGGCGAACATTGCGTGCGTTTGCACCTGCCCGATGTGTTTTGGCGGCATTGGATTACCAACACGTCTCCTTGAGGCACAACGGACAAGCATTAAGGGACGGCACGTTTAACCGAGGTACAGCATAGATGGCAAATTTAAGCGAGATGAGCCGCTGGGAAGCGGGCATTTACCAATGGGAAACCTCCGACCCTGTACAGGGCGGCCCTAACGGTATCGACAACCGCCCGACACGGGAGCTGGCAAACCGTACACGCTGGCTTTATGACGAGCTGGACAGGGTAAGAGCCCGCATGGACGACCCCAATTTTTACAAAAGCATCACCGTATCCGACAGCAAAGCATTGTTTGACGCGAATAATTATCTGCACATCGGTGCTGATGCCGCTGGCGGTTACATCCGCAATAAAAAGACAGGCAAGGGCATCCAGCTCAAGAATGATGGCACACTCCAGTACGACGGTGCGGACGTCATTACAACCCGTAAAGTAAGCAACAACCCAGATGACTACACGGTTGCAACCGTCCCTTCATCGTTTGCGCTCAATAAGGCGTTTGACAACTCAATCAAGCGCGGAGGCGCAATCGGGCTAGGCGGCGCGGCGCATCAGATTGCTATTGGCTGGGACACGCCCGGGCTGGTCGCCAAAGTCGACACCCAAACCGTGAACGTCGGCGTCCCGACAGGCGCAATCGCCTATTTTGCCCATACCACAGTCCCCTACGGCTGGCTCAAAGCAAACGGCGCGGCAGTGTCGCGCACCGTCTATGCTAACTTATTCGCCCTCATCGGCACCAATTATGGCGCAGGCGACGGACGTACTACCTTTAATCTCCCGGATTTGCGCGGTGAATTTATCAGGAGTTGGGACGATGGGCGAACTGTCGACAACGGACGTGTCATAGGCTCATGGCAGGCAGATGAATTCCGCAGCCACAGCCACGGCATCGGTGTCAAACGCATGTCCGACACCGACAGGGGTAGCAGTTCGTCAACCGTATCGGTCGACACTGTCGGCCAAACCGACCCGGCTGGCGGCATTGAAACCCGTCCCAGAAATATCGCCCTGCTGGCATGCATCAAAGCATAAGCCGCCTTAAACCGTTTAGAAAGGTAAAAAAATGACCCAAAACATCCCATGGACAAAACCTGTTTGCCAACTTGATGCCGACAATCTCTACATCGGCCAAACCACAGCTGATCTAGACATCATGGCACGTGATGGAAGCTATCTGATTCCCGCCGGCTGCATTGATACCAACCCACCCGAAATTACCTCAGGCCACGCCGCTCGATGGAATGGCTCCAACTGGGAGTATTTGCCCGATTTGCGCGGACAAACCGCCTACCGCACCGCCGATGGTTCGCCCTTTATGATTGATGCCGTGGGCGCGCTTTCAGACGCTCTGACCCTTGAACCACGTCCAAGCGAAGCGCACGAATGGCAAAATGGATCATGGGTGGAAAATCGCGAACGCACCGCCGAAATCAAAGCGCAGGCCTTAGAAAAAGCCAAAGCTGAAAAACTGGCCGAAATCAACCGCACCGCGCAAGAGTTTGTCAGCCGTGCGGCTGAACTCAACAAAACGCCCGAGTTTGAAGTTGCGACATGGCCGCTGCAAGCTGCCGAAGCGCAGGCGTGGCATGCCAACTCTGAAACGAAAACGCCCATATTAGCCGCCATCGCCGCCGCGCGCGGCTTTGATTTGGATAAACTGCGCGCGGCCGCTTTGCGTAAAGCCAATGCCTACAGCTCGCTGACCGCCCATGTTGCTGGGCAACGCCAAGCCCTGCAAAGCAAGATTGAGGCGGCCGAAAGCCAAGCGGATTTGAAAAAAATTGAGATTACATTTACCTTACCGGAGTTTATCTGATGGGAGGAATCTATCTGGCCTTGTACAAAGGGCATAAATCAGGCCGCATGCCCAAGACTTTGGCCTTGCGGCTGATCGATTGGATTATCCGCTGTACCACGCGCAGCTCGTATTCCCATTGCGAAATTGCCGTATCAGTAGCGTTTTCAGACGGCCTTTTTGATTGCTATTCATCATCTTTTCGTGATAGCGGTGTGCGCTGCAAACGGATGCCGTTGCCTGCCGAAAAGTGGGATTTGATTGTGCTGGATAATCAACAAATCGTCATGGAGCGTCTGTTTTCTTTGTGGAGAAACACTAAGGGCAAGCGCTATGATTTGTTGGGTGTGTTATGCGTGACATCGTTTTTCCGTCGTTTTTTGAGGCAGTCGGCAGATAAATGGTTCTGCTCGGAATGGTGCGGGGAAGTAATGGGAGTGGCCGAGCCGTCGTTATGTTCGCCGGTCGACTTGAGAAAGGCCGTCTGAAATGCAGCCGCAAACAAAAAACTTCACTCTTTATCGCGGCGACACGCACTTGTTTAAGGTGAGATTGACCGCTGAATCAACTCCGTTGGATTTGTCTCAGACGCATTTTCAAATGGATATCGTGGCCGGGGATGGTTCGGTAGTTCGTCCTGAAATTAAGGTTGCGGACAATTTGGTTGTATTACTATTTCCGGCCGCCTTAACCCGTAGTTTAACCTGGCTCCGTGCATCTTATGACTTACGTGCGGTTTGCGGGAATGTGGTTAAAACCTATCTGCAAGGCGAGATTCAAGTTAAACCGAGTGTAACGAATGTTGTTGTTGATTTGTCGGATGATGAGCCGACTGCGGAGACAGTTAATGTTGATGTCAGCGGTCAGGCAATTATTGTGTTGCCGTCAGCTGGTAGCACAACTGATTCTACGGTTATTGACGGTTTGTTGGCCAAGATTCAGCAGCTTGAGATAGCCGTTAAGGAAGCCGATGAAAGCTCTGAAATCGCAGCATTGTCTGAACAATTGGCCGTTGCTCAAGCGGCAATTAAGTCTGCTGGTTCATTAGAAGGCCGTCTGAAGTTATTGGAAAGTAGCAGTGCGAATATTTCTGAACAGGCGGTGGAACTTGCAAAACAAAAGGCTGAACTGGATAAGGCATTGAATAAACTGGTTGAGTCTGATGCAACAGTTTCTGCTTTGAAGAGTCAATTGGAGATCTTGCGTATCCAGTTTGATTCAGCCAAGGGCAGTGATGAGATTGAAGCCCTACATCTGAAAATTTCTAAAGTAATGGCCGACTTAGAAGTTGCGAAGCAGTCTGCAGCCGCAGCCGAAGAAAGTGAGGAGTTGGCTGCGTTACAGAAGAAAATTGAAGACCTACAGGCACTATCGGCAACGCAGAACAGTATTACTTCTGAAATTGCAGAACTCAGAAGACTTCTCGGTTTACGTAAATGTGAAAAGATTCATTTGACCCAAGATTTATGGGCAGATGGCGGATATACATGGTTGGAGGCTAAGTTCAAGAATACTTACAATGATCCAAAGGTATATCTGGTTCTTGAACATAAAACGATGGTCGTCTTGTTCCTCAATCATAACTTTGGGGTAAAAACTGGCCGTAGCGTCAGAATTCGCACTAATTATGACAAGCCTAAGATTGACGTTGATTACTCTGTCTTCTTATATGTCGAAGAATGGGGCGATTCAATCAGTTAAAAGAGAAACGGCTGCGCGGCGGTGTA